AGCCTTCGCGCAAGACGTAGGTGGAATTGTTGGCCAGCTCGGCCGTGACCGTGACGTTGGTCATGCCATCAAAATCTTCGATGGCCAGACCGGGCACGGTTGACACATCACCTTCGATGGAAGGCACACGCGGCAATTCGCTGTAGCCGTGGATGTAGTCCTGGCCTGCAATGCCCGCGCGCTCGATCACCGATGGTGTGACAGTGAAGTTGCCACGCAGCGGATATTGATTGCCATCCACTTTGAGGAAAGCAATTCCTGCTATTCTCTGTGCCATGTCTCTGGCTCCTTATGAAATGCAAATGGCCCGCCACGAGGCAGGCCATTTTGCAAAGGTGATGACGTTTCGGTTTAGGCAGCTATCGCTGTGTCGAGGCCGCGATCATATTGCAGACGGAATTGGCAAAGCACCGCGAACACCCGCAGCTGGTTCACCAAATCTGGCGGATAGAGGACGTTCACGCGGTTTGGGTCATTGGGATCACGCTCAACAATCAGATTGGTCTTGAAGGCCTGACCATTCTCCACCAGGCCATTGAACTCATCGACACGATACTGTGCCACCAGCTCGGCCTTGATGATCTTGGGCGTGACGATGGCCTGGCCCGCACCAAACCTGGTGCCGTCATCCGCCAGCTTGTGGCGCGGGAATTTGCTGGTGATGGCTTGGCGCTGATTGCGCAGCAGTGCAGTCAGTGTGGCCAGTGTCGTCACCAGCTCATAGGCATCATCGGAATTGCCGTAGAGGTTTTTGGTGTAGGTGGTGCTTTCCCGCATGATCATCGGCGTGATGTTGACCGTGCGCTGCGTGGCGATGCCGCCATAGGCGAGCTGGTTCAATTCCGACAGCAGGAAGCGGCCCTGGCCCTGGGCAGGCAGACAGCCATCAAGCTGCAATGTCTGCAGCGGCCTGGCTGGATCATTGACCAGGGCGCGCGCTGCCTTGGAGGTGTAGGCCGCCGCCCATTCATAGGTCGGTGTCGGTGAGGTTGGCTCAATTCCCAGGATGGAATTTTGCGCGCTGTTGCGCGTGTCACCAAAGGTCAGCAGCGTGGACAGTGTGCCGCGCTTTGCTGCGTACAGACCGCCGTAATGCTGGCGGATAAAACCCCAGCGCCCGCTGTCGGAAAAACCAAACTCGGTTTCCCAGGCCAGCAATGAAGTCGAGTCCGTAAACGGCATGCAGACATAATCAACCTCGGTTTCGCCAAGGTTGGTGATGGCATTGGTCATCACCGGCACACCAGTGCCACCGGTCATGGCCGTATAGGTCAGCTTCACTCCCTGCGGCAGCATTTCACCGCCGACGCTGCCGTAATAGCTGTCCGACATTTGGATGTCGTCACCCTCGGTGCCCTTGAATTTCGCGGTAACAGTAACGGCCCCAAGTGCAGCCACGGCTGTCACCGGCAAGTCGGCATCGGCATTGATGGCTGCTGCTATGGATGAAGCAACAATGGTTGGCGTATCGGTGGCACCGGCATAGACCGGGACATTTTTCCCGGCGATGTACAGGTTGATGGTGCCTGCTGCAGTCGGCGGGCTGGAAACCGTGATGGTGCCAGTACCAGCAGCTCCGGTCGGGTCAGCCAGCGGCAGGCCCCAGACCGGGTTCGCCCAATTGTTGGCGAAGAAGGCACGGAACATGCAGGCCAGGTGTGAGCCTTGGCCGAACAGCGCATCAGCCTGCGCCTGTGAGGCGACGGGGATCGGCACATCGGGCGCGGCTGATCCTGTTGCGCTCATGATGCCGACGAGCAGCGAGCGCCCCAGCGTGGCAGGAAGCCCGGCCATCGAGCTGTCCAGCTCCACCCAATAAAGTGGCATCCTCCAATTCGATGGGATGGAATTAAACGAAATGGGCATGCTGCCCTCCTTTGCGGTTAGCGCGCGCGGATGCGCGAACGGCCCACCGTTTGGCGGGCCGTGTTCGTTTTAAGATCAGTGAGTGGCTTACTCGGTCTTGGATTTTGATTTTGCGCTGTGCCTCTCGGCCCCTGGATCACTCGTCGTCACATCACCGTCGCGGATGCGGCGCGTGGTGTAACCATCATCAGGCCAATCAATCGGCCCCTCAGCCTGAAAATGGATGTTGCCGGTCGGGTGATAAATTAGCCTGCGGATGTCATCGTTCTTCGGCCAGACTTTCATGGGTCAGTCTCCAGGTCATACTCGGCATCGACTTGTTGAACCTCAGCAGGATCACTGCCGGGCGGGTATTGCGTGGTGAGGTGAACGGTCTTGAGTACATCTGGCACCAGCGGCGGGAAGTCGTTCACGCCCAGGTCAATGGTCAGGGTGAAGCGGCACTCGGCAATCGGGATAGAATTATCCGCCCCGGCATTGCCAAACTGGTGCGTTCTATTTCCGCGCGCATAGCCTTGGATTTGTGCTGCCGGATTGAGATACAGCGATGGATCGGTAAATAGCGTATTGGTCAGCAACACCCAGGCATCATCCAGAGTATTCTCGGCTGCGGCTGCATCATTGTTCTGGATGATGATGGAAAAGCCATAAAGCACTTGCATGCGAAAGCGCGGCTCACCAGCATTGATGTCACCATCCGGTGTCAAATCCTCATTGATGAAATAGATGCCAAGGAACGGGATTTTTTCCGGCTGTATCTGCTCAGCCTTGTTGGTGCCGAACTTGAAGCCCGCAAAATTCGGCATTGCCTTTACGCGCGTCAACATGGCATCGCGCACGATAAACGGATAACTGCTGCTCATGGTTTCGATGGCACGATGCGGCGCAGTGTCAGCGTGGTTTCACCGCCGCCGTTAGGATCAGCATCAATGACTTCAAAATCACCTTCGGCAAGCAGCCCGATAGGATCGGCCGGGATATTGATGATGTCACCCTGCAAGGGCAGCACGGCAAATTCCACCTCGCGAATATCCAGGATCACGCGCGTTTCGGAAATGATCGAGCCATCCATTGCCTGCACATCAATGGCATCCACATCAAAGATGCCGCGCGCGTCATAGGGCAGCGCGCTTCCTGGCTGGCTGGCCAGCGGTGTCACGATGATGGTGCGGCCAAACAAATCCTGGGCAGGCAGATATACATCCGTGGAGAAATCAACGGGCATATTGCATCCTCATCGTGCGGCACCTGTTGAGGTTTTTCTGATCTGCTTGAACAATTTGCGCGCGGCGCGTCTGCCCCTGGCGCGTGACAGCCGGCGCATTTGCATCTTCTTGCGCTTGACGCGCCCCATCTTGCGGCCGCGATACTGCAGAGTGATCGCGATGTATCCGAGCCTGCCGGGTATCCAGCGCCCATGCTCATCGCGCGGCTGGCTGCGCCAATCATGCCGCCAATGATTGTCCAGCCAATCATCACGCGAACTGGCCCAATCAGTGCGCGCCCAGGCTGCCCTGCTGCCAGGACCATGCTCGCCGTGAATGCGGCGGCGGGTGCTGCTGACCAGGTTTAAAATCTTGCTCTGCCAGGCCGATTGCTTCGGCACAGCAGCATTGATCCAGCTTTCACCAAGCCGGTTGAACTCACTCAAGCCGCCAGTGTCGATGGCCTGGCCGATGCGGCCAACGGCATCGCCGCCGAATGGACCGCCCAGGGTCCGCATCAAGAAATCTTCGCCCAGCTTTTCCAGCTTGTCGGACAATGCCTTGTCCAGCAGGTTGTCATCACCTTCGACCAGGGCAGCAACCAGCTTGGCAATCTGTCCGACGCCGAGGCTGGGCATCAGACCGGAAAGCGCATGTAGTGGTAGAGCAGCGCGGTCACGGTGTCGCCCACCACAGCCAGCGGTGAATGGCTGCCGGTCTTGCTGCTGCCCAAGGGATCAAAAAACATAACGCGCGCTTCCTTGTGCGAAATGCTCCTGACCCCTGACATATTGAGGCCGCGAATGAGCTGGCCGCGCGCAGCCTGCACCAGCAGGAACATGGCCTGCTTGAGTGCAGGTGGTGCATCATCCGGCAAGTCATAGCCGCCGCTATAAGTGACAACCAAAGGCTCGGCCCAGGTTGCCAGGCTCAATTTGCCGGTAGTGTTTTCGAGCTCAAAATCAACCGCGTTGCCGTTGACCGTGACCGATGTGATGTCGGCATCGGCCACCGGGTAGTGCGTCAGGAAAATTCGATAATTCTCATACGGCGGCGGATCGCCGCGCCAGGTTTCCTCAACCGTTTCCTTGGCGAACACGCGATTGCACATGGTCGCCACCACATCACTGTAACCATCAATCAAAGCCTGCAGCTGCACATCCAGGCTGGTATCGGTCAGACCAAAAATGGATTTGAGTTCGGCCAGCGTGATCAGTGCGTAGCTGTCGGCTGGCGTCAAAACCTTCACTGTGATGTCGGCCATTTATTTGGCCTCAATCTGGAATTGTTCAAACAGGGTGCGCAGCTCCAAAGCTGGTGCTTCACTGCCATCTGACATGATGGGTGTGGCGCGAAACTGTTTTCTATCAACCGCCCACTGCAGGATAGTGGGAGCTGCAGCACCGCGCTGGCCTGGTGGGCCTGTGTCACCGCGCTCACCAGGATCACCCTTGATGCCTGGCTTGCCGGGTCGGCCTGCTGATGCAATCAGCTGCCAGCCAGCACCAGGACAGTCACCTGGCTCATTCGTGCGAGCAACAAAGCTGGAGCCGTTGAGCGCCACAATATCGAGGTGTTTATATTTGCCATCAGCAACAAAGGTGCCGCGAATATTCAGCAGCGGTGCATCCAGGCCAGGAGCTGCCAAACAAATCCAATCCAGGCTTGAACCTGGTGTATTGGCATTGTCGCGTTCGGCCTGGTAGGTGCCGCCGTTATGTCTGACAACATCACCCTCATACCAGACACCTTCAGCCCATTGCTTCACCTTGGGCAACTTTCCTGGTGCACCATCCTTGCCGTTTAGTCCTGGCTCGCCTTGCAACCCAGCCGGGCCAATGGAGCCGGGAGGTCCAAGTGTGCCGGGTGCCCCTGGCTCACCTTGCGGTCCCGCTGGTCCGACCGGGCCTGGTTCACCGGGATTGCCTCGATCACCCGGCACCCCATCCTTTAATTCACTCAGCCGCGCTTTGACCATATCGGCTATGTCATTGCGCAAATTCGCAGCCGTAGCCTGCAGCTGCGCGGTGATGCTCTGTGCCTGTGCTTCGATCAATGCACGTTCGCGCTGCCATTCACGTTGCTGACCATCCAGCACTTCGCACAACGCTTCGCGCCATGCCTCAAGCAGCGTTGCGGCGGCGGGCGAGTCTGGCGGCACCATCAAGGAGGTTTCTGACTTCCCGTTGGATGTCATCACGGTGGCCTTTCGTTTCCGGTGCATCACTCGGCGGCGCGGGTGGAGCTGCTGGCGCTGCTGGTGCTGCCGGGATCGCCGCTGCCGCAGACAGCGGTACGACCTGTTGCTGCACGCGCGGCTCGTCTCCGAATTTCACGGAGTCGAAGCCTTCGATGTTGCGTGCTTCATTGGGCGCGAAAATGCCTCCTTGCACACCGCGGGCCAGCGCCTCAATGCGTTCCTTTTGCGACGACCGCAGCAGAGCTGCTGTGTCGAACTCGATATATTCATCAGGCTGCCCTTCAAGATCGAACAGCACTCCAAAGGCTTCCTCAATATGATTGAGCGCAAAGCCTAAGCCTGAAGCAATCCAGCTTTGCATCAGCAGCTCGGTGGATGAATATGTTGTGCCACCGATGCCGAGAATTTGCAGCGGGATGCGAAACGCCAATGCAATGTGTTCATTGGACAGCTTGAGGATGTCAGCTGTGGCTGCATCCTTGCTGCCGACTGACCAGGGCTGCACCTTCAAACCTGCCGTGAGGATGGGTGTGCCACCCTGGTGCAGCCCCTTGGCCTGGTCATTCCATCTGTCGCGCAAATCCTGCGTCTGGTCCCGGCTCAGCACCAGGTCAGTTGACAGCACGGCTGATGGCCGCGCCTGATTGTTATAGAAATTGGTTTGCTGTGCAGCGATGGCAGCTCCGATGCCGATGTCGGCATAAGCTGCCACCAGCGGGCTTTCACCCATCAGCGGTCGCGGGAAGCGGCGCGACACATGCAGGCGCACGTGCAGCACATCGCGCATCGGCACCGGGCTTAGCGCCTCGCCGTTGAGCCGCCTGGCAATGATGTCATTGCCTTCCAGGGAATAGAAAATCTCTCCGTTCTCCGCCACGCGCGGAAAACTAAAATTGCTGTCCATCAAATGCAGTTCATCAATTTCATAGCGCGCATTGCGCAAAGCCAAGGCATAGCAATTGCCATCCAGGTAAAGCATGCGCGTGGCGTTGAGCAGAAAGTCGCTGGCCGATTGATAGTCATTGGGATGGCGCAGCAGCCTGGCCAGGGATGAATTGTCAACGCGATCGCGGCCGCCCTTTGTATTCAGCCGCCAATGATCACCAGGGCACATGGCCACGGTCTGTGCATAAGCAGACACGCAGGCCTCGACCATGGCCGAGGATGCGCCGTTGATGGGCGTGTAGCCCTTCTGCCACCAGTTGTCTGTCGCACCAGCAGGCAACCAGCCGCCAGTGATCGGCAAAAAATACGGGCCAGGTCGGTAATCGCCTTCACCTTTACCGATGAGCTGGCCCGCAACGCGCGACAAAAATCCACGCACGGTCATGCCGTGGTGGCCCTGGTCGAATAACCAGCCTTCGGCTTGTTGGCCTCAGCCTGCTTGCTGTCCTTTGTTTGCGGCACAGTCGGGTCAGGGCCGCTGCCATCATCCTCATGCTCGGTGACATGCACCCCGGATGCAGCAAGGTCATTTTCCTCCTGCGTCGGCGTCGGCTTGGTTTCGCTCGCGGTCTTTTCGCGCTCCTTGCTGGCCTTCTCGCGCGCCTGTCTTTCCTCACCGAGTTTTTTCCTGGTGTCCTCGGCGCGTTTCTTTTCCGCCTCCTGCGACTGCTTGGCGGCCTGGTCTGGATTGTCGGTCATTGGATTTGCCTTTCTGTTGCAAAAGAGGGAGCCGGAAAAAGAGCGGGCCGGAAAAAGTCCGACCCGCTTATTTTTCCGGTTTAGAACTTACCAGGTTACTCCGGCCACCCAGGCCACCACACCAGTGCGGCGCAATGTCCAGTTGATGGGCATGATGAGGCGAAGCGCCAGGCTGTCGGTCTGGAACATCGACTTCGCCGGA